ATGAGCAGATCACTTAACAAACTGAGCGATACACTGCTAAGGAAAATCAACGGCACACCCGCCCAAAAAACAGCCTTTCTTAATGACGGTGGAAACCTGAGCGTCAGGCATTCAACCAGTGGCCTTTTAACCTGGTATTTCACTTACAGGGCCGGAACGGGAAGGGGGGCACCACCGGAACGCATTAAGCTGGGAAATTATCCTGATCTGAGCCTGAAATCAGCCAGGGAAAAAGCCGCCCAGTGTCGCGCATGGCTGGCTGAGGGGAAAAATCCACGTCATGAGATGAATTACACCGTACAGGAAGCGTTAAAGCCGGTAACGGTTGGCGATGCGCTCACCTACTGGCTTGAGTCGTACGCAAAGGAAAACCGTGTGGATTATGACCCACTGAAAAAGCGGCTAAATAATCACGTAATACAGCACATTGGCCCTATGCCGCTGGATAAATGCGAGCTACGGCACTGGCTGGCCTGTTTTGATCGGGTGGCAAAGAAAGCCCCTGTTTCCGCCGGGTTCCTGCTACAGACATGCAAGCAGGCGCTTAAGTTCTGCAGGAAGCGGCGCTATGCAATCAGCAACGTTCTTGATGATATGAGTGTGGCGGACGTTGGGAAAAAACCGGATATAAGTGAGCGTGTCTTAAGTAACAAAGAACTTGGCGAATTATTGCAGGCACTGGACAAAAAAATATTTTCCCCTTACTACGTCGCACTAATCCGCCTCCTGATTGTTTTCGGATGCCGGACAGTAGAACTGAGGTTATCGGAGAGCGGCGAGTGGGATTTTACCGAAATGCTCTGGACCGTGCCGAAAGAACACAGCAAAACGAAGGTGGCAATATTCCGGCCCATACCGGAAGCAATACTGCCGTTCGTCACGCAGCTGGTGGAGCAGAACAGGCACACGGGCTTATTGCTGGGGGAAGTGAAACAGGAAACAAGCGTGTCGCAGTACGGCAGATTAGCGCACAGGAGGCTAAATCACCCTCACTGGTCACTACATGACATCCGGCGCACCTTTACAACGATGCTGAACGATTTAGGCGTGGATCCTCACGTCGTGGAGCAGCTTACAGGCCACCAGATGCCAGGAATGCAGCGAGTTTATAATCATTCCCGTTATCTGGATGCTAAACGCAATGCGCTGGATATGTGGACGGAGTGGTTAGGGATACTGGCGGGAACACATGAAAACGTAACCACGCTACCAGTAGCCAGAAGAAAATAATTTTTTTCGTGTTTTTTCAGTATGCGCATACTGGATATGCGAACAGATACAACGTGCAACAATGAGCAACAATGTGGAACAACTACGAACAAGAGGCGAAAAAGCGTACGGATTTATAAGTGGCTGATTTTTAATGTGTTGCTGGTTTTTTATACACTAGCGAATCACTCTTTAAAGAGCGAGAAAAAAGGCATGAAACAATATTTTATGCCTTTGTATTAACATGAATTTAAAATATTTTATTCTTACTGTTTCATTTTCTGTAAATCATACATCCTCAGTATTTGCCATTCATCACTCTAGCGGGAACAATACGACACAATAAGACACCTGATGACTCTTTAAGAAACGAAAGGGGGCAATAGTGTTAAGCACTGATCGGTTTATACGTGAAAAAGAATGCGAAAAACTAACCGGCCTTAGCCGTACGTGTCGCTACCGCCTGGAAAAGGCCGGACAATTCCCATCACGTCGTAAACTTGGCGGTCGTTCCGTTGGCTGGTCTTTATCCGAGGTTCTGGCCTGGAAGGATAGCTGCAAGGCAGTTCATTAATCACGCTGGCGGCACGCAGCCGCCACACATCAATCATCTGAACACAGAGCTATAACCATGAAGATTGAATATACGCCAGAACGTGGGCGGGGATTCGTTCGCCCTGGTGAAACTGAAAAACAACAAAATTGGGGTTTTTCAGGCATAAAAAAAGCGGCCCCGAAATGGAGCCGCCTTTCTGAACAGATAACCCGCTGCGCCGTTTGTGTGTGTGATTCCAAACATAAGAACGGCAATGATAGCCGCTATCAGGCTGGTGGGCAATGCAATCAGTCTGGTTCAGTTCGTTGCCATACCTGCAATGAGCGCGTTTCCCTGTACTCTTTAAGGAATTGCTCAAGGGCAAAAGCACATGGCGCGAATCTTTCTGATTCATGCTCTATCTTTCTGCGCCGTCTTTTCCGTGCCGGTGATAATGTTTTGGTCAATTCTTTATCGGTCATTGTGTTGTCCTGCATAGCAATGCGCCGTAATACCTTACACCACGGCGCTGATGGTGATTACTCTGGTTCTTTGGTCTTGCGGCGCTGGAGTTCTTCACGTGCGACAGTGACGAGCTGCCCGATCTCCTCGGCGGCTTTGATTCCGAGTTTTTCCACCTGCGCCAGTGCATCGAGCGAAGAAACCAGGGGATTTTCTCCACTTCCTTCTGCCTGGCGCCGGGCGATCTCACCGCGTACAGCCGTAACTATAAAATTCGCTTTAGTTTCCCCTGGCTGTAGGGATGCCTCAATGCCACTCACTACTTCATGTGGAAATCTGGCATTCAGTTGCTGTGACTTATTGTTAACAGAACTCCTGGACATGTTTGCACCTCCCATTAATAACGGGATGCAGTGTAATACAAAAGTGAATACCAAAAAAGACTTGAAATGGTATTCACCTAAATGTAATGTGAATACCACAAGTGCTGATACATGCAATTCAGCAATTGAAACGACGAAGCCCCGCACTGTTGGAGCAGTAACGGGGCTTCTAACCACCAACGATAACGAGAGTATCGAGGTAGCTATGAGAAATCATACCACACACCCGCAAGGGCGGGACCCGCACAACCTGAATAAATACATCTGGCGTTTTATCGCCCTGAGTACGGCACAACCGCGCGTGATTACCATTGAGGCCAGCAGCGAACAGGAAGCACGCCAGCAATCCCCGGCTGGCTGCGTGATGGTATTCGCCGCCCGTATTCGTCAGGGGGTGTTCCATGCCTGACATGACCAATTACCAGTACCTGATTAATCCGCATTTTAACTGTGAGCATGATATTGCTAAAAAGGTTTATTCCGCTGCTGATGGGGCTACTGACAATATATCAATGGCTGTTGCCTCAATTGGTAACCTGATGTGGTATGCGTCAGAAAATGAGGAATATGACGAAAAGGCCATGCGCATTGACATGGGGAATATTGGCTTGTTACTGGCAATGCTTGGGCAGTTTGATATTTCGTTACGGTGCACCATTGAAAATGCCGCAGATGCATTAAATGCCATAAAGAAAGCGAATACTGATTCAAATCGGGGATAAATAATCATGAGAACATATTTATCTGGCTTGACTGCCAGCGGTTATGCACACCCTAAAATTATCCCCGGCGCTATTTATCTGGATAAGAACGGTAACAGAGTAACGGTAAAAGAACTGATGTTTGACCGTGTGTATTTTATTCGTGATGGCTATTCATTTCATAGTTCGCTGAACGTGGAGATCTTTATTAGCAGATTCCGGCGGGAAATCCCGACTTCCAGAAATAACCATGTGTCACGTGTGGATGTGGATAAAAAACTACAGGAACTGAAAAACATGATTGCCTCGTGGAGAGAGCAGAAATGAAAAAAGCGCCAAATTTAAAACACCAGCCACGTGACAAAATGACGGAAGTCATCATTTTTGCGGGTAGTGATGCGTGGGCACATGCGAAGCAGTGGCAGGAACAGGACGGGCGACTGGCTGGCGATAACGTGCCACCTGTCTGGCTTGGAGAGCAACAACTTGCCGAACTGGACAACCTGCAAATCGTACCGGACGGACGCTATCGCGTGCGTCTCTACCAGGCGGGGTTATTGCGTCCTGGGCTTGTTAATACCATCGGGCAGAAACTGGCAGCGGCAGGTGTCAGGGATGCTGATTATTATCCTGAAGGAATGCACAGCCAGAAACGGGAGAACTGGCGCGAATATCTGGAACGTGAGCGGGGAGAGCTGGCGGAAAAGAAAAAGGTAGTTGAACTGCCTGTAAAGAAAAAAGAGCGGGTAAAAGACGATAACGCTTCATCACTGGCGCTTAACCAGATGGGAGCAAGTCAACGCGGCGAAGTTCTCCTGGCACATTATGGCGGGGAACTGGCGATTCATGCCGACTCTGACACTGTTCACCATTACAACGGCGTTATATGGGAGCCGGTTCAGGATAAAGAATTACAGCGAGCTATGGCACAGATTTTCATTGATGCGGAGATCAGCTATTCGCAGAACGCCATTAAATCGGCGGTCGATACCATGAAGTTAAGTTTGCCTGTAATGGGGAATACAGCCCGTAACCTGATTGGATTCAGTAACGGGGTATTTGATACCAGAACAGGTAATTTTCGGGAGCATAACAAAAACGACTGGTTGTTAATTGCCAGTGAATTACCTTTCAGCCCACCAGCAGAGGGGGAAACGCTGGCAACACATGCGCCGAATTTCTGGAAGTGGTTACGCCGTTCGGTGGCTGAGAATGACCGCAAGGCGGATCGCGTACTGGCTGCATTATTCATGGTGCTGGCGAACCGGTACGACTGGCAGTTATTCATTGAGGTAACAGGTCCAGGGGGAAGTGGTAAAAGCGTGATGGCGGAGATTTGCACCATGCTGGCGGGTAAGGCCAACACAGTATCGGCAAGCATGAAGGCGCTGGAAGATGCAAGGGAACGCGCGTTAGTGGTTGGCTTTTCGCTGATTATCATGCCGGATATGACCCGCTACGCTGGTGATGGGGCAGGGATTAAGGCTATTACAGGCGGTGACAAGGTGGCAATTGACCCGAAACACAAAGCCCCCTACTCAACGCGTATTCCGGCAGTAGTGCTGGCGGTTAACAATAACGCCATGTCATTCAGTGACCGCAGCGGGGGGATCTCACGTCGTCGGGTGATATTCAATTTTTCGGAAGTTGTACCGGAGAACGAACGCGATCCAATGCTGGCGGAAAAAATAGAAGGTGAGCTGGCGGTAGTGATTCGCCATCTGCTTACACGGTTTGCTGACCAGGACGAAGCCAGACGCCTGTTATATGAGCAGCAGAAATCTGAAGAAGCACTGGCGATAAAGCGAGAGGGGGATTCGCTGGTGGACTTCTGCGGCTATCTCATGGCGTCGGTAATGTGTGATGGCCTGTTAGTGGGTAATGCTGAAATTGTACCATTCAGCCCACGCAGGTATCTCTATCATGCCTATCTGGCTTATATGCGGGCACATGGGTTTGGTAAACCTGTAACACTGACGCGCTTCGGTAAAGATATGCCGGGGGCAATGGCGGAATATGGCAGGGAGTATATGAAACGGAAAACGAAGCACGGTTTGCGTTCAAACGTGACACTGACGGAGGAATCAGAAGACTGGATGCCATCATGTGTATCGGTCACTAATGACGATAGCAAAAATTAAACTTATGGAATAACTGTTCACCACTGTTCACCCTGTCATAAATATCTTTTATATCAGTATATTATAGGGTGAACAGTTATTTATGAACTGTTCACCAAACTATTCACTGTTCACCTTTTTGATTGTTTATTGAGCTTCAAGGGTGAACAGTGGTGAACAGTTGGTGAATAGTTTTTGTGAAACTGTTCACCCATTAACATTATGAATTAAAAGATAAAATATCAAAAGGTGAACAGGTGAAGGGTTAAAACGCAAAAATTTTAATTTACTGCTGTGAGATAAAGCCTATGACAGCGAAGCACACAAAAAAATCACAATCGCACGCCCTTGATTTGACGGAACACTGGTTAAGGGTGTCGATAAAAATCATCGACCGCAACGCCGGGGAAGGATATGCGAAAGCACATCCCGAACTAATAAGCGCATTCATGACCACGGCGGCGGCAAACTTTGCCACGCTGACGGAACGGGAGATTGCCGAAGCGGAACAGGTAACAACCATCAACGTTAAAACCGGAGAGGTGGAATCATGACAGCACAGATAGCCGCTTACGGGCGGCTGGTGGACGACCCGCAGGTAAAACAGACCAGCAAGGGCACACCGATGACGCTGGCGCGTATGGCGGTCCCCCCTCCGTGCAGCCAGGCAGATGACGGAACGGCGACGATGTGGTTATCCGTCCTGGCATTTGGCAGACAGGCCGAAGCACTGGCAAGGCACCGCAAGGGTGAACTCCTGAGCGTGGCGGGTAACATGCAGATCAGCCAGTGGACCGGACAGAACGGGGAAACACTGCAGGGTTATCAGGTTATTGCAGACAGCGTAATCAGTGCCCGCGCGGCACGTCCTGGCGGGAACAGACGCAAAACCACAGGCACACAGGGTAATCAGCCACCAGCGGGAGGCGATGACCCTTACGGTGACGGTATTCCGTTCTGAGGGGGTGACGATGGTACATGACCGCATAGCGGAAGAACTCGAGGCGAAAGGCTTTTACCGGAGGGCGGCGGCGCGATGGGGTGAAGTCATGCAGCTGGTGGAGACAGACAAGGAACGGCATCACATCACGATGCGACGGCTGGAATGTTGCAGGAAGGCACAGAGGCCACCGGAGCCACCGGATAATTACGGAGACCTGAAAAAGGCAGTCGATCGCACTTATGCCGAAATGGGGATAGATGGTGCTGGTGATGAAATATGGCGCAATTACCAGGACAGCTAATCACACAGCCGGAGAAATCCGGCTTTTTTTGCACCAGTTGAAACGGTATGGCGCATTACCGGGTTTTCGTCACGGTCTGGCATAGTTACTATCTGAAACAAACAGACACAACAGAGGAAAAAACAATGCCGATGAAATTTGATGAGATATTAAAACAGCGTGATAAATACCATGCTGACAACATGGAGACGATGAGCATCAATGATTACCGCGCATTCCTGGAGACGGGCGCACTGATTGAAAAGGATCAGCATGGTTTTGTTAGATGTGCTCTATCCGGTGAAATGCTGGCGGTAAATCCTGAACAGATAGATGCAATGATAGAATTTCTGAAAGGGATCAGGGACTGAGCACGCATACAGCCGGAGCAATCCGGCTTTTTGTCATTTTTTGTAAATTATTTGTTCGTGGTTGTTCCACGTTGTTCACTGACAGGATCGGCATATTTTACCCGAACTGAATCATGATTATTCTCGCCCGTGGTGCCAGGACGCTGGGGCCATTTTTCCCGCCTGTTAATGTGTTCACCAATATTCATTCATTACCAGGCGGGAAAGCAATCGGTGCGTTTACTGATTTCCTTATGAAAAAGCGTTGAGTTTTTGCCGCGTCCTGGAGTTCCTTACTTAACCCCAGGACTTTTTTTATGCCGAGAATAATCGAATTACGCCAGCAGAAAACCGCCATTAAAAATCAGATGCGCGACATGCTGGAGAACGCGGAAAAAGAAAACCGCAGCCTTAACGATGCAGAGGGCGCAAAATTTGACGAATTACGCGCTAAAGCTGAATCCCTCGATAAAGACATTTCCCGCCTTGAAGCCATTGCAGACGAAGAGCGCAGCAAGCCAGGTAAAAGCAGCCAGACCACTGACCCGGCAGAACTCCGCAACTACATCCTGACAGGTGAAACCCGCGCATTAAGTACAGGTGTCCCCGCTGATGGTGGTTATACCGTTATCCCTGAACTGAACACCGAAATCATGCGAATGCTGGCGGATGAGTCCACCATGCGCCGCATCTGTACCGTGAAAAAAATCAGCAGCAACGAGTTTAAGCAGCTTGTTTCCGCTGGCGGTGCGGTCGTTAACCACGGTGAAGAGGGTAAGGCACGCGAACAGACCAGCACCCCGCAGATTAACGAGGTGAGCATTAAGCTGTATCCGGTCTATGCGTACCCGCGCACCACACAGGAAATCGTGGATTTTTCCGATGTGGACATCCTTTCATGGCTGACGGGCGAGATTGGCGACACCTTCACGGAAACCGAAGAAAGTGATCTGGTTGTGGGCGACGGTGACAAAAAAGCAAAAGGTTTTTTATCCGTACCCCGTGCAGAGAAGAACGACAAAGAACGTGATTTCGGAACGTTGCAGGTTATCAAGCCCGTTGATGATCTTGCCTGGACATCTGCGGACCCGCTGATCGATCTGAAATTTGCATTACGTAAAAAATACCGCAAGAACGCGGTATGGGTGGTTAACTCCACGACGGCGGCAAAACTCCAGAAGGTGAAGAATGCGAACGGGGATTATATATGGCGTGACCGTTTACAGGCGGGTGATCCTGACACATTGCTGGGCCTTCCGGTCGAATATCTGGAGTTTATGCCGGATAACGTTATTGCCCTGGGCGACTTTAAACGCGGTTACTACATCGTTGATCACGAAACAGGTGTTCGCACCAGACCGGACAACCTGACAGAACCAGGATTCATCAAAATTTTCACGCAAAAATATTTAGGCGGTGGCGTGGTGGATTCGAACGCGATCAAGATTCTGGAACTGCCACAGGACGACGATTAACAGCATACAGAAGGGGCTAAAAAGCCCCTTTAGTGTTTTATGGGTGAAAAAAATTATGAAGAGTATGGAAATCCGGTCATCGGAAATCACCACCAGCGCCAGCAACACGCTTACAGGCTACGTTGTTCGCTGGGATAACCTTTCGGAACTGTTATGGGGGGAGTTTTACGAAAAATTCCAGCGGGGGGCGTTTACTGAGTGGCTTGCGGCGGGTAATGACGTTCGCGGCCTGTATGAGCATGACCACAGCATGTTACTGGGGCGCACCCGTTCCGGCACGCTGAAACTGGAAGAGGACGACACAGGGTTACGCTTTGAACTTACCCCACCGGATACCAGCACAGGGCGTGACGTTATCGAACTGGTTAAACGTGGTGATATATCCGGCATGAGCTTTGGCTTTCGTTCCCGTAAGGATGTATGGGATACCACAACAGATCCATGCGTGCGCACCGTGCTGGTGGCGGAACTGTACGAAATTACCGTTACATCCGTACCGGCTTACCCCGATTCCGGCGTGGAGCTGGCCCGCCGTTCCCTGTATGAGCAGCACCCCGAAAAAATGCCGCGTGCGGATAATCGCCGCTGGTGGGCGGATTTAGCGGGGGTGTGATATGTGGCCTTTCAGAAGAAAAAAAGAGCAGCGCAGCATGACGCTTGATGAATTTATGGCGCTGGCTGGCACATCGAACACGGGGGCGGGTGAGTACGTATCATCGGGGACAGCGGAATCACTCCCCGCCGTCATGAACGCCGTCACGGTCATCTCTGAGGCGGTGGCTACTATGCCATGCTACCTGTACCTGGTACGCAATGAGAAGGGGAAGGAGGCCCGCGAGTGGCTTGATTCTCATCCGGTCGATCATATCCTCAACGAGCGCCCGAACGCATGGCAAACCCCCTACCAGTTTAAGCGAATGATGATCCGCCACTGCCTGTTAAACGGTAATGCTTACGCGGTGATTCAGTGGGGGCGTGATGGTTTTCCGGCGGCTTTACATCCTTACCCGCCGCAGTCGGTGAACGTGGAGCAGACAGGAGAACACAACTGGCGCTATTGCATCACTGACGCCTACACCGGAAACACCCGCAACTATTTACCGTGGGAAGTACTTCACCTTCGTTACTCCACGGATGACGGCTTTATGGGGCGCTCACCTGTAACCATCTGCCGCGAATCGCTGGGGCTTGGGCTGGCCCAACAACGCCACGGCGCGAGCGTGATGCGTGATGGCATGATGGCGGCAGGGGTTATCACGTCAGGCGAATGGCTGGACGGCGTGAAAGGCAAACAGGCATTAGCCGCACTGGAACGCTATAAAGGGGCCAAAAACGCCGGAAAAACGCCCATCCTTGAAGGGGGCATGAGTTACCAGCAGCTGGGCATGAGTAACCAGGACGCCGAATGGCTGGCCTCCCGTCGCTTCACCATTGAAGACATCGCCCGAATGTTCAACGTCTCGCCGATTTTTCTGCAGGAATACAGCAACAGCACCTACAGCAATTTCAGCGAGGCAAGCCGCGCATTTCTCACCATGACGATGCGCCCGTGGCTGGCGAACTTTGAGCAGCAGATAAAAAACGCCTTGCTGGTGGTCTCGCCTGTACCTGGTATCCGGTATCAGGTGGAGTTTGACAGCGCGGACCTGTTACGGGCCACACCTGGCGAACGCTTTGCCACCTATGAGCGAGGCATCAAATCCGGTGTTATGTGCCCGAACGAAGCCCGCGAACGAGAAGGGTTGTCTCCGCGTGATGGTGGTGATGAGTTCAGCCAGGCATGGAAACAGGAAGTAAAAATCAGCGAGGGAGAAAAACCGGAATGAACATAGGGCGACTGCGTGACAGGGTAACGATTCAGACCCTGAAACAGACCAGAGCCATGACGGGCGAAATACTCGAAACGTGGGAGGACGGTCACACACTCTGGGCAAGCGTGAACATGGTCAGCAGCAAGGAGGCCATTTCATCGGGTGCAGAGCTGGCGATTGGTACCGTAAGGATCTGGATACGGTACCGGAAGGACATCAACGCCACCAGCCGGATAAAGGTCAATACGGGGCCGCTGGCGGGGCGTGTACTGAATATCATCGGGCAGCCGCTGCCGGATGCCGCCAGGACACGCCTTGAAATTCTTTGTCGTGAGGGCGCGGAAAAATGACAGAAGAACTTATCACCCTAGAAGAAGTGAAACTCCATTGCCGCATCGATGGCGACGAGGAAGACCAGTTAATCAGCGGATACATTGCCGCATCGCTTGAGGCGTGCCAGATACACATAGGCAGGCGCTTTGATGACGGGCTGGAGTTCACGCCAGCCATAAAGATTGGCTGCATGATGTTTATCGCTCACCTGTATGAGAATCGCCAGATTGTCGCGGATAACGCAAAAACACACGTACCCATGACGATTGGCGCACTCTGGACGGCTTACCGTGATGTGGGGGTGTACTGATGCCGTGGCAACCATTAAGACGATGTACAGAACCAGGCTGCAACAGGCGCGTGAAGTCCGGCAAGTGTGAGGAGCACAGACGCAGCGCACGCCAGCAGCAGGACAGCCGGAGAGGCAGCAGCAGGGAGCGAGGGTATACGAGGCAGTGGGAGAAATACCGCGCCATGTATCTGAGTAAAAACCCGTTATGTGCGCATTGCCTGGAAAAAGGAATATACACGCCCGCCGTGGTGGTGGATCACATTATCCCAATCGATGGCGGTAATGATGTTCTCTTCTGGCCTGAGTGGAATCATCAGCCATTGTGCCAGGCGTGTCATAACCAGAAAACGAAATGGCTTGATCCGTCCACAAAAAACAAGCGTGCTGCGGGTGGATTCCGTGAGGAGGAAGAACGGGCCGCTAACCGCAATAACTGGATGTATGGCGCTGATGAATGAGCGGGAACAAAACCGCCTTATCCGTGGACTTATAAGGCAGCGTGACGCATGGAAGGCACAGGAAACAGGGCATAAAGATAAAGCATCAGGACGCGCAGAACGCATCACAGCGACGCGATTAAACGACCGTGACCGCGAGGTTATGGAATGTTTCCGCAATCGCTGATGAGGCAGCCGGACGGGGTGGGGGGAGTTTTCAGGACGAACCCGACCCCGCCCAGAACCGAACGCCTCCTCAAATTTTTATGCACGGGAATTTTTTGAAAAATAATCTGACGAAAAATAAGCATGGCAAGACCACCGAAAGCCCCCGCCTACCTGGATGATATCGCCGTGAAGCAGTGGCGGGAAAAATCGCGGCAGCTTGCGGAGCGGGGAGACCTGACCCCCGCCGACTGGAGCAATCTGGAACTGTATTGCGTCAACTACTCCATTTACCGGAAAGCCGTTGCAGACCTTGCGGCGCGCGGGTTCAGCATTGTTAACAGTCAGGGCGGCGAGAGCAGAAACCCCGCATTAAGCGCAAAATCCGACGCTGAAAGGGTGATGATAAAAATGGCCTCCTTGCTTGGTTTTGACCCGATAAGCCGCCGTAAAAATCCACCGGAAACAGAAGAAGAGGACGAGCTTGACCGCCTGGAATAAGTACGCAGAAGACGTAAAAACGGGCAAAATTCCGGCCTGTAAACGGCTGAAACAGGCCGTTAAACGGTACTTTTCGGACCTTGAAAGCCCCCTTTACACGTTCGATCGTGAGGTTGTGGAGCGGTTTATTGCCTTTTCCAGGGTGTGCCCGCACGTAAAAGGGCCGATGCGTGGCAGACCCATTGAGCTGGAGCCGTGGCAGCAGTTCGCCTTTGCGTGCATCCTCGGCTTTAAGGTTAAGGCCACCGGACGGCGCAAATACACGAGCGCCTTTATCGAAGTGCCGCGCAAAAATGCGAAATCCACGACCGCCGCGATTCTGGCTAACTGGTTTCTGATTATGGAGAACGGTCAGCAGGATATCTACACCGCAGCGGTGAGCCGTGACCAGGCGCGGATCGTCTTTGATGATGCGCGTCAGATGTGCCTTTTATCCCGACCGTTACGCAGGCGGGTGAATATTCAGGCGCATAAGGTGATACACCCGAAAAGCAACAGCCTGTTAAAGCCGCTGACAGGAAAAGCGGCAACCATCGAGGGAACAAACCCCAGCCTTTCCATCGTGGACGAATACCACTTGCACCCCGATAACGGCGTTTATTCCGCGCTTGAGCTGGGGATGGGCGCACGTCCCGAAGGGCTGTTATTTGCCATTACCACATCAGGCAGCAACGTCGTTTCAGCCTGTAAGCAGCACTATGATTATTGCTGTCAGATCCTGGACGGCGAAGAGGTCAACGATTCAATTTTTGTACTGATTTACGAACTGGACGACGAAAACGAGGTTGATGATCCGGCGATGTGGATAAAGGCTAACCCTAACATCGATGTTTCCGTGGATCGTGAAAAACTGGCCTCAACCATCCAGAAAGCGCGGGGTATTCCGTCGCAGTGGGTGGAGATGATGACAAAGCGATTTAATATCTGGTGTCAGGGGACTACCCCGTGGATGGGTAATGGTGCATGGGCTGAGTGTGCCGGAACGTTCACGGAGGAAGATTTACACGGTCAGGAGTGTTACGCGGGGCTGGACTTATCATCAACCAGCGATATTTCCAGCGTGTGCTATGCCTTTCCGGTCGGTAAAAATATCATGCTGGTTTCCCGTCATTATCTGCCGGAGTTCCAGCTACAGAACCCCGCCAATAAAAACCGCGCTGTCTATCGCCAGTGGGCTAAAGCGGGCTGGATACGCACAACGCCAGGTGACTGCATTGATTACGACCGGATCAGAGATGACATCATGCAGGACGCGGAGAAATTTAATATCAGGCTGGTGGGCTTTGATACGTGGAACGCCACGCATCTCAGGACGCAATTACAGGGGGCTGGTTTTGAGGTGGAGCCGTTCCCGCAAACCTACCTCAGATTCAGTCCGGCGGCGAAATCGTTCGAAGTTTTTGTTAACCGCAGGGTGATTGTGCATCGTGGCGATCCGGTGTTGTCCTGGTCGATGAGTAACGTCGTGATGCAGAGTGACGCGAATGCCAATATCAAGCCGAACAAGAAAAAATCACCGAACAAGATAGACCCGGGCGTGGCGGCACTGATGGCGTTTGGTACATTCCAGGCAGAGCATGAGGATTTTGCTTTTGATATAAGCGACAGCCACCGCCAGAAACTGGAAGAATTTAGCGGGGTGTAATGAGGTCAGCAGCATGACAGAAGCCGAAATACTGCGATTAATCCGCCGCGTCTCTGGAATCAGCCAGCAGGCTGACGAACAGACCACGCAGCCGGACAGCGTGACAGCCGAAAATTATGCGCGTGTTGTTGCTGAGGTGATGCGCCGTGATGGTATCCAGCTTAATGATGTGGATATGCGCGACATACGGATCCGCGTTCTGGAAATGCTGGCCTATCGTCGCCGCGTGGAGATGTATCGGGAGAAGGAAAAAATAACGTACCACTGGAAGAAGCCGGAGCGCTTGCGGCGGTAACTGGTTGATATTCCCGACGGCCCAAAAATGGGTGGCTACATCCCTCGCTTCTGAGGACTGTTAACAAGCTGCCTGAAAGACAGTCACAAACTACGAAATTTTCGCAGTTTAATTAATGGTCAGCTTAATCGCTAACCCGCTGATATTTTCGGAAACCTCAATTTGAGGAAGTCGGCGCGGTAACTCGCTGAACTTAAAGCAAAGCTCAAAATTGAGCTGGCTGAATAATCATTATGATTACGCAGATGATTAAGGAATGACCGAAGGCGGAAATTCGCCTGTGGTTGATGGGGGAGTTGCAGATCTGCAACTCGACCATGAAACTACGGAAACTACCCGTAGTTTGGGTAGTAAGAGTAACACCCAGATTTTGGGGCTTACTCGTGATACCCAAATTTGGGGTATCGGTGGCAACCATAACGACTTTCGTTACGGTTGATGCTTTTACCCCATTGGGGGAAAGGTATTACGATAATCATAACACCTACCGAACAGGTAAAACCCACCAGCCTGATTAACAGTTAACCGGAAAAAAAACCAGGTGGCCCCGTTATGGGGATCCCCATATCGACATTAACGCCCCTCATGAATTGGTGTGCTTCCCCCTGGAAAGATTACCCGCCTGTATATTTCTTGTGTCTATTTGTTCCACGTTGTTTCATACAGTGCACCGAACGGTGTAGTTAATGGTGTAGTTAATTTGCTGTTTTTAGCACTTTTTGTAGTGTGAGTTTTTTAATTAAATTAATGGGTTACTTTGCTGTGGTGATAAAAGGACATATTTATTCATCTTTCGGCGTAGAATGCTGGCGACCAAAAATCACCTCCATCCGCGCACCGCCAAGCATGCTCTCTCCGGCGACGATTTTACCCTCATATTGCTTGGTGATTTCGCGGGCTACCGCCAGCCCCACACCTTGCCCAGGGCGTAAAGTATCAACCCGTTGACCACGGTCGAAAATGACCTCTCGCTTGCTTAATGGAATACCGGGGCCATCATCCTCGACCACAATATAGAGATGCTCGTCGGTTTGCCTTGCAGAAATTTCGACAAACTCGAGGCAATATTTACAGGCATTATCCAGTACATTGCCCATCACCTCGACAAAATCGTTCTGCTCACCGACAAAGCTGATCTCTGGCGAAATATCGAGAGAGATATTGACCCCTTTGCGTTGATACACTTTGTTCAGCGCCGAGGTGAGATTGTCCAGCAGTGGGGCGACCGGATGCAGCTCGCGGCTGAGCAATGTCCCGCCGTGCATACTGGCACGATGCAGGTAGTAGCCAATTTGCTGTGAAATGCGGCTGATTTGCTCCAGCATTACCGGTTCAGCATCACTGACGCTCATCTTTTCACTACGTAGAGAACGCAGCGTACTTTGCAGCACCGCCAGTGGCGTTTTCAGACTATGGGTCAGGTCGGTGAGCGTTGTACGATATTTGTCGTAACGTTCGCGTTCACTTTTTAACAATCGGTTCAGGTTTCGTACCAGACTGGTCAGTTCTCGCGTTGTGGCTGGATTGAGCAATTCGCGGTTATGTTCTTCCAGTTCGCGGACTTCTTTTGCCAGGGCTTCGATGGGGCGTAAACTCCACCAGGCGGCGACCCACAGCAGCGGGATCACTAACAGCAGATTGGCTGAGAGCACATAGATAAACCAGCTCCAGACCATATAGGAACTTTTTAGCTCCACCGGAATGGTATCCACCACCACAATGGTTAACTTTGGCATCCGCGATGTTGCCGGGTAGACGTTTACCGCCACCGAGTGGGTCATCTCCGCGTCGTCATCATCTTCCCGCACTTCCTGCAACTGTTGCTGTATCGAATGATCTCCACTCAGCAAGAGGCTGGTATCGTTAACATCCGCTTCAATTTCATGAAAACCATTCGATTTCAGCCAGTCAGGCTGGATCATCTTCATCAGCCAGGGCACGTCACGTTGCGCCCATAAAAGCTGCCCGTTCTCATCATAAATTAGCGTCATGGTGGGGCTTTGCTTGTCGATATTTTCGGGTAACTCGACATGCAACTTATTGTTTTCCCACTTCGCAAGGGTATAGAACAGATTGCTCTCGCCACGTAACAGCCGAAACGTAGTTTTATCGAAACTGACGCTATAACCGATCAGCGCGACCATTCCGTAGGCAAGCGAAAGCACCAGTACTACCGCTGCCGTTGCCAACAGAAAACGTACCCGCAGCGAGAGCGGGAAAAAAAGACGCAGTAATTTTTTCAT